CTTTCTTCAAGTTCATCAGGAAACTTGAAGTCAAATTTATCATTTTCAGCCATGTTCAGCTCCTTAGTTTGAACGCTTGATGCCGCGTGGATCGTCTACCACCGCTTCAACCGTGTCATCGTTGATCATTCTGAATTCTCTACCATGAATCAGCAATCGTGAGCCCGAATTCGGTCTAACAATCACAAAATCACCCTTTTTACACCACGGGCCACTAGGGAAACGTGCAGTATCGGAGTAACAATCAGGGCCAAGATCGACAACGAAAAGGACTGTAGCCAGTTTCTCTTCAAAGTTGACTGTCGAATCGGCTTTAACAATGCCGCTTTCGAACTCTTTTTCAACCTCAGGGATAACGCAAAGAATGCGATAACCACTTGGCTTGGGTAGTTGTGTAGCCTTCTCTTCAGCAGGTACATTTAATAGTGCGGATAAGTCCACCGCTTGGGTTAAATCAACATCATTCATCGTCCGAATGCTCCATTTTCTTTTTCAAGTCTAATATGTTTTGTCGTGCGACCAGCAGACCTCGTATCTCGCCGCACAAATTTAAATACTCAGAATAGTCTTTGGCTTGCCCGCTAGCTAACCAATCCTTGAGCATTACTACATTTGATTCCAGTTGTTGTACCAGAACATCTGATGCATCCATCACTCTCCTTTAGGTTTCTTACTTGCCATTCGCTCTTGATGTTTGACCTGCATGATTGACTTCATGCCGTCTGCAACAAGCTCGTCCTTAGCCCGAGTATCAGCAGTTCTGTCTGCTAAATACTGCTTGGCCATCTCAACACCATGAGCAACCGAATCGGAATGCTTTTTGGTCTTGATCTCTGCCACCTTGGAAGCTGCTTCCATGTGTATCTTTTTCTCACCTATTTCATTAGCTTGTTGTCCAAGCATATGTTTAGATGCCGTTTGCGCCATTGCAATTTGTTGCTTAGATTGGTTTTGCGCCATAGCCACTTGTTGTTGTGACTGAATACGCATCTGCTCAATCTGCAACTGCTGCTGCTTGATCTGCAACTGCATTGCATCCATCTGGGCTTTCTGCTGTTGGGCTTGAGCCTTAAGCTGCAACTCTTGTTGTTGCATCTGAATAATTGGATCTTGCGCTTGTTGTTGAGCTTGTTGTTGTGCTGCTTGACCTTGAGATTGTTGTAACAATCTTTGAGCCGCCTGAGCAAGCAACGGAGCCAATTGAGCTTCCACCTTGGGATCCATCTTTTCCTGTTCGCCAGACTCGTCTGTCTGTGGAGGTAATGCAAATCCTAGTTGTTGCTCAATCTGCACCCTATACTCAAAGCCAATGTGCTCATTAATATGAGCCATAAGTGCTTGAGTAATAAGAGGAGCTTGTGGGTTACTCTGCAATAATTGTTGGGTTTTTGGATCCTGCATCGCAGACATATGGACTGTAATGTGCGCCTGATGATCCTGGTAAGCAAAAGCCTTAAGCGGCTTCATCACCAAAGCATTTTGATTCTCCGTGACTGGATCAGTCGGAGCTTGGTCTTCAGCCATAGGAATCAGCTTGTTAACATCCTTAATACCTAAAACATCAAGCATCTGCTTATGCAATAGGGGCATGTTATATAGCTGAGGAGCTTGTGAAGCTAACTGTAAAACCGCCTGATACTGCACAATCTTCTGCGCCATCGTGGACGCATTAGGATCAGCTACTGGGATTACATCGACATTGTGATAGTCAGATTTCTTGGCTTTTCTACTACCTTCTTCAGGATCATAGTCGTAATCTTCAGGCGTATAGTCAGCAATGATCTCCTTCAAAAGACCCAACTCTTGCTGCATCGAATAGTAAATTCGAGCCTGAATAGCAGTCGTTACCTTTAGCGTTCTCTCCAAAATAGCTAAAGTCGTACCAACTGGAGACTGTCCAGACATATCGCTAATCTGCAAGTCAGCCGTATTAGCAAAGCGTCTTCCGTCTTCAACGATCTGATTTAACAAAGCCATCAATACTTGGCTAGGTTCCTTATAAGGCAACGGCAATAAGTTGTCTTTAATAGATCCGCTAGGAACGTCAACGTCCCTGAACTCTCCAGGTGCAATCGGTGTATCGTCACCCTTCACCCTCAAGCCACGAGTCTTGAATCCACCAGGCAAGTTACTTAACGTACCCGCATCAACCAACTGCCTAATCAAAGACGTACCAGACTTGGCAAAAGCTCCAATCAAATGGATCAAACCAAAGTGATAGAAACCAAATCCAGGTACATATCCATAATGTACAAAATGCTGTCTTTTGGCCTTGGTCGGATCATCTGGTGACCAGTTTCTCCTTACCGCCAATACGCTAGTAGTACCTTTTTCAATCGTAACGATATAAGGCAAAGCAATGCCAGTCGGCTCGCCATGCTTATCTACATCTTCAAAGCCAGGTAAATCCAAGTCCACATGGATCTCTAGCACCTTATATCTATCGTCAGAAGTAGCCCTAAAGCCAAGCTTCTCAGCAATCTTCTTCTCGACTTCATCTAATATATTATCTGGGTGACCGAGATCTACATCTCTATAGAAACCAGCAACCTGTAATCTTCTCAACTCATTTTCCGTCTTCCTCATCACATGAGTAATACGGGGAGCACTCTCTAAACTACTGGCTCCATAAGGAACAACCACATCCTCGGCAGGAGCAAACATCGACACCTGTCTTCTCATATGGGGATCGTAATACACTTTCTTAAATGCATTACCAGCTAACCCCAAGCCCCACAACATCCTCTCATGCTCAGGACGGTACTCTTTCATAACGTCCATCAACTGATAGTTCATGTCATTCTGAACTCGCTCAGCAGCTTCCTTCTTAGCCTGAGTTTCTTTACCAACGATCTGAGTCTTTACTGGCCCAGCCGCAGGAAACGTACTCATCATTGTTTCAGCTTGAAACTTAACCAAAGCCTCAGCCAACAACGGGTGATAAACTCCACACGCTCCCTCCCAAGGCTCAGTCCTCTCCTCAATCTTCAATCCCAACAACTCTAGTCCATCGACATAAGTCTGCATCCATTCTTTTCTGGACGCCAAATCAGAATCAAAGTCACCAATCAATTCTGTCGCAATACTCAATAACTCCTGCTCCCCAATGAAGTCAGCTAAGTTATCGTCAAAAGCAATATCGTGATCCTTGCCCATTTCAATATCTAAACCATCAGCGTGAATGCTCACACTCTCAGGATCTTCTATCTCTATCTCTATTTCTGGGCCATCGTTTAATAAATCTTCCAGTCCACTAGGAGCCCGATTAAGTGCTTTTTCCAACATAATTAATCCTTATTTTTTGCAGTTCCAGTCGTGTTATGACTCTTATCATCCCAGTCATAACCCACTGATGTAGGTTCCCCTTTTAACCATTTCTGTATGGATAAAAAGCAACCCCCTAGTTCCCCAAATTTTCCACCGTGCCATGCAGTCGGCAACACCCTTATCGTATCACCAAGTGACGTCTGAGAAAACACCTGATCGTCACAACTGAACTCTATGTCCCCCGTCATAAACACCTCAAACGAATCTACGTTCGGGTGTATATGCGGCTCAATCACAGAATTAGGCTTTACAGTAAACAATTGCACCTGATAAGGCGCATCCCTAAATAACACCACACCATGCAGATTCCCCGAATAATCCAATCCCATTTCCATAGGACTATTGATCGGTCGATGCGCCATCCAATAATTCATAAACTTTTCTAAATCATCCATTAGTAATATGGAACCTTTCTTCTAAAGTGTCTTGGCTCATCTTCTTCATCCGTATCTAACCTCAAAAACCCACCAGCTCTAAACCGAATCAAAGCCTGCGTACTGCTATCCACCAAGTCATCATGCTCACTATTTGGAAAACTGGCCATCTGCTCAACCACTTCATCCGCCCATCTCGTCTCAGGACACCACACCTTCCCCGACCTGAACAAGTCCGTCACAGAATTCAACCTGACAAACTTATCATTCCCCCTCGTAGGAGTAAACTCACTCACAGGTATCCCCATCCTCCTCAACTCAAAAATCAACGGACTACCCGCAGCTTTCGCCTCAATGATAAAAGCATCAGGACTCCACTCCCGATAATAACTATATGCCGCTTCCTTCAACTCAGGAAACTCCATCCTTCTCTGCACCGCATCCAACAAAATCACGTTCACATCATTAGGGTCTTCATTCAAATTAAACACACCCCATGTCGTACACGCACTAAAGTCAGACCTCTCATTCTTCGTAAAAGCCGTATCCCATGACTGAATAATAAAACTGCAAGGAGGCGGTCTATCTTCCTTCCATCTCCTCCACCACTCCCTCTTAACCAACGCCCCCTCTTCACCAGTCGGTCTTTGCTGATACTGAGCATTCCACTTACTTATCGGCAACTCATCCCTCAGCGCACTCAACTCATCCAAACTCCAAAACTCTGGCCACAAAGGATTCCCATTTGGCATGATCGCAGGCAACTCAATCAGCTCCCACTGCTCACCCTTCTCCCTCTGTATCGCATCCCTCAATACCCGACCCGTTAAATCCCCATCCCCCCAACGGGTCATCACAATCACAATACTCCCACCTGGCTGTAAACGTTGCCGCGGCCCAGACGTATACCACTCATAAACCTTCGCATATACATCAGGATTCCCCGCCGCCATAGCAGCTTCCTGTTCTGAATGCGGATCATCAATAATCAATAAATCCGCACCCTTACCCGTTACCGTTCCCCCCACACCAATCGCAAAATATTCCCCATTCTTATTCGTACTCCACCTACCCGCCGCCTTACTATCCTGCCTCAAATTCACCTCTGGAAACACAGTCTTATACTGCTCACTCCCCACCAAGTTCCTAACCTTCCTACCAAACCCAACCGCCAACTCAGCAGTATTCGAACACTGAATCACCTTCTTACTAGGGTACTTACCCAAAAACCAACTAGGCAATAAATAACTCGCAAACTCACTCTTCGTATGACGAGGCGCCATATTGATAATCAACCTCTTACTCTCTCCCCTCGCAATAGCCTCAAACTTCTTCGCCATCACCGAATGATGCCTACCCCCAACAAACCCAGGCCACATCATCTTCACATACGCCATAAAACTGTCCTGAGCCTCCTCCCTCAAGACACTCTCCTTCACCGCATACACCTTCTCCATGAATGCTTCATACTCATCCTTACTTAACTTCGATATCAATTCTTCTAAATTCAATCTTTCTTCCTCACAAACTTAATATATACCGGCCTTACACTCCGCCTATTCTTCATCCTCTTCACCGCACCTAACTTCTCCAACCGATCAATGATCTTCTTCACCCCACTCACTCCACTAACCCCCCTTATCTGCGCTATATCCCTATAACTAGGACTACACGCATACTTAACCCAATACCTCTCAATGATCTCATAAACCTCACTCTGCACTGGCGTCATATACCCCCCATCGTATGGAACCCACTACTTTTTATAGGGGGAGGGTTTTCCCTAGTGTATGTTGAGTCGGACTCATCATGCGAATTAGGGGGTGGGGGGTCACTTTGTAAATTTTGGGATAGGGTGTTGGGAATAGTATGTACCTCATTCAGGGACTCCTGAACGCTATTTGGGGGGGTCGGGGATGCGCCCTCGCTTGCTGCCACATCTTCGCCTGGGTAGCCCGTCAATTCTGAAAGTAGAGAGTGCGCCTCTACATCGACAATATCATTAGAGCTATCCCTCTTGAGCAGTCGCTTAATCTCTTCGAGCAAATCGTCTTTAGCCATTGTTGAATGCTTAGCTTGTTTTTCTGTTGTTTGCTCTTTAAACATATCAACACCAGTAATGGAGCCGATAACCCGAGACGCATTGATCTTGTCGGAATGCTTAGCTCCGTCATCAAGTAATACTTGAGCCAAACTATCCACAACCAATGCCCTCAATTGTGGGGGCGCATAATACGCACTACGCTCTACCGCCAGTCTAACCCGTTCTATCTCTAGGGAAATTTTAGGCGTATTTGCCAACTTATGTGCATCTACACCTATTACGTTAGGATTTGCCTTAGTGTTATACGTCTTCCTATACGCATTGGCTTTGCTCTCCCCATTGATTACGATCTCTTTAACAAAGCGCTTTTGTTTTTCTGTTAATTGTCTCTCCGCCTTATTACTGATGATTGAGCTTATTGGTATTTGATCTAATGCTTCATTGATCTGGTCTTTTGTCATCTTATGCATAACTGCTCCGCTTCGCTTAATTGGGACAATTGTATGGTGAACAAACGATTAAAACAATACAGACCGCCCGATTTTGTATGTTGAGTCCGACTCATCATTCAATGCTGCAACTAAATGATTACATAGCCTGGTGAACTTAGAACGTTTTTCCCCTAGGGTTTTTAGTTGTTGACAGTTGCAACGCATTGTAAGAATATCCATTCACTTGCAAATAACTGCAAGGGATTACAAGGAGCAAATCAATGAGAGACTTTTTATATATAGGATCAGCACCACACGAAGAGGAATGCGCCCAAGTAGGACAAGCAGACTATTCAATTAAAGCAAAAGCAGAATGCAAACGCTTTGCCGAGCAAATTGACCGCCATTACCCATTACCCGATGACGCATCAATGGGTTATCTCAAAATCAAAGCAAACTACCACGATTTTGGAACTTATTACGAAGTTGTTGCAGTATTTGATGATGAATGCGAACTCAGCACCAATTGGGCTTTCTCCATTGAGGCAGATGAGCTTGGAGTATTAAGCAATTGGGACGAACTCGAAACAAACTAAAGAAAGAAAACAAATGTTAACCCTATCCATGAAAACACCCAGTAACTATTTCACACCAAAACAAGCACAGTTTATTGTCTATCAAAACAATGCTGACGAGCTTGATGGATGGACATATAAAGTAGTTGATATAGGCAATTCTAAAGGACTTGTAGCCATTCAAGTATTTGACGAAGAAGGTCAATTATTAGGTTATTTTTAAATCAATATGGAAAGCCTTTTTAGGCTTTTCGGATTGTTTTTACCACCACCAAAAGGAGCTAAACCAATGAACGTGATCCAAGTAAGAATTGACAAGCACTACGGGCAAATTGTCCTTTATCCATCATGCGCTAAATCACATCTATTTTGTGCCATCGCCAAAACCAAAACAATAACTCTAGAGATGGAAAAGCACATTAGACAATTGGGCTTTGACATTATTGAAAAAACACTTTCGAGGAGCTAAAACATGATTAATCTTTTAATTATCGTTTTATCAGTAGCTTGTCACTTGAT